TACTACAGTACCTTGTGTGGTCTTCTTAGTGCTTTCCTCGTGCTCTGAAGCTACCTTGCGCTTCAGCTCCTCTGCACGAGCCTTCTGAGGCTTGGAACGTCCGCGATTCTGAAGGAACGTCTCGTATTCGTCTTCGGTCTTGAAGTAACGGTACTTAGGGGAACCGTCCTTTTCAACGCCGATCTGAACGCGAGCAACGTACTGACCGCCACGCTGTTCACCTGCTCCTGAATCCTTCTTCGGTGCAGTTGATACAGCCTTGCCTGCACCGGCCTTTTGGGGTGGTGCATCTGCCTTTAGTAAGTCCTCGCGTAGGTACAACATCAGCGTCTCCAGATTGGCTTTGCGTCTGCGTTAGTTGCACGAACAAATTCGCAATGTGGGCACTCAGTTGCACTCTTCGTCATATGGCCGCAGCTGCCGCAGGGTTCATATGGTATGTACGCACCCGAAGTGTGCACCTCAGTCTGATTGTGAATCATCGACTTATACACGCGTGTTGGCTCGAATGGAACGTTAGAACGGTCCAAGAGTTCCATAGCACCAGGATTGTGGTCAACCTCAGGTACTTCTTGAGTACGAGCTTCCGCTTCAGCGCGCCTACGAATGTAGGACGCCATACGAGAAGTAATACCCTTTAGAATATCCGTTACTTCCTTCTTATTAGACATGGCCAATTCCCTTAGGATAGCAGAGGTAGTGCTACCCTTCAAGAGTACGCCTCTCTGACTCTTTATCTTCGACTTAAATTCTTCGAGTGTCATCTCTTGAATAGAGCCAAAGAAGCGTTCATTGTTGTAGTGTCGGAGGTAAGCAGTCTTAGCTTCCTCGGCTGAATTGAACCCCAGCATGCACTTTTGCTCGTCAACCTCTACGAACGTAGGTGCCTTCATCTGTGTGACTACGAAGACTTTAGTGGACTCCTTATTAGGACCCACGTATACGTCTACCTCTTCATCATCTGTACCCAACGTATGCTTTACGTAGCCATAGTCATGAACCATGTGGGTCTCACCTGATTCACCATTATGCGGGTCGTGCCAATGGCGTACAGACCCCCTAGGAGTCTCAATAAATAGAGGTATCCCTTGGAACTGCGCCATCACTTAGACCTGTAGATGTCAATCCAACTTTCATCATCCAACGATATCTCAAGTATCTTTGGCTGTGGGAGAGACTTAGTGAAGTTGTCACTATACTGTGGACCTTGACCTGGCTGTGCACCTTGAGCTTGTGGTGCTTGACCTTCCGGCGCGGGGGCTGCACCACCGCCACCAGGTGCGGCTCCCATAGCTTGCTGCTGTTGCTTCTGCATTGCTTCCTGCAACGCAATCTGCTTTGCCTGCAAGTATACAGGGTTAAGTACCATGTCCTGCGTTCCATCGTCTTGGATTGCAGGAAGGTCGAGCGAGTTACGAATTTCACGAAGAGTCTTGTAGCTAGCAAGCTCTTCCTGACGTAGCTGGTGCTTTTCCTGTTCAGACAGTTCATCTAGACCGATGAACATGAACATGTAGTTGTCATCGATCTTCGACACGATATTGTCGTTGATCATCTTCGCCAAGAAACGAAGCAAAGGCTTGAGACCACGATCGCGAGATGCCTTGAGCTTCCACTCCTGGCTGGACTCGAAGAGCGGCGTCTGCTGAACACCACCATGCAAGTCGAAGTTAAGCTCTGCTGGGTCGATCAAGAACACCGCGCAGGTGATCTTGATTAGGTACTCAATCCACTGGCCATATTCCATCTCCTGGTTAGATGGGTGTAGATTGATCCATTCAAGACCTTGTTCAGACTGAAGAATAGGTGTACGCCACGAGTTCTCAACACCTTCAACGTTTGCACGCCACTGACGCTTGAAGTTCTCAAGTTGGTCAGGAGTGAGGTTGTCACCCTTGAAGTTCAAGATACCCTTAGGTGCTGAACCCTGCATGAAGAAGCGGCGGTTGTATTCCTCTGCGTAAAGGTGAGCTGTGATGATCGTGATCAACTGCTCAAGCTCGGAGTAGCCATAACCCTGGATGTAGATGTCTGTGCGTGGGTTACGTACGCCGAACGCCAACTCATCTGCGTTGTAGTAGTTACGAGGCTGACCGTTCCAGATCTGGACGTAGGCTGGTAGCTGTCCAAGCTCTGGATTGCGCACCTTCATAGTCTTGTACGCGTTAAGATGAGGATGTGCTACGCCGGTCGAGTGCAAGTAGTTCTGCGTCTGGCGTACAACTGACGAAGCGTTCTCATAGTCGCCGTCATTCCACATACGAATGGTAGACGCGTCTACTGCAATGAACTCGTAAGGCTGTCCTCTGCGATCTGGCACCACCTCGAAGCAGCACTGGTCGTACATGAGCGAGTCACGAACAAGCTTCTTTAGGAAGCTCTCGAAATCATCACGCTTAACGTGTGAGTGAGGGTTTGGGTCATCTGCACCGCAGTTATAGATGAACTTCTCAAGGCTCTGAATAAACTCGCGCTCACCCTTAGTAGTCTGACGAGAAGGGTTCTTGTGGACGATCTGGAACCCGAGGCTCTTTGAGATGCGGAAAGGTTCAGCGAACGAAGCTACCTGATTGCAGCGAGTCTGCAAGATTGCTGCAATAAGCGACAACTGTTGAGGAATACGCTTTAAGGTATCGTAAGTCAGCGAGTACTTACGATCCTTGTAACCCATTGCGAACTGAATCGACAATGGGTCGTTCATCATGGAGATCGGACCGCGCTTAGGCTTAGCGGGGTCTAGCTTGCCCTTCATAATCTGCTCGTGGACGAGAGCAGGAATGACGCTTGTAGTGTCACGCCACTCGCCTACGCGCTGTACCCATTGGTTGAAATCAGTAAAATTAGGCTTCATCGTCTACCCAACTTGCTAATGGACTTAGTCAGACGGTTATGCAACCACTGATTGAAGCGCCCACGTTCTGGTCCAACTATTCTAGCACGTCCACACGTAATATCCTCTTCAGTAAAGCCTTTCTCCAAAAGATACTCAACTTCAGTATCATTAGGTTGAGACTGCTGAATCTCACGCACCAAGACTGCGTTGAACGACTTGAGGATTTCAACTGCCTCTGAAGACTTCTTTGCCTTCTCGTCAGTAGGGTCCTCTCTGTTCAATGAGTCGCCTTGACCTTCGCCCGCGTGACGGCGCTTGAACGAGTTGTCGTAAGAATCGATAGCAACATCCTCATCTACTTGGTCACGACCTGTAGCTGGGATCTGAGTTGCCTTCTTTAGGTCAAGATATAGTGTCATGGAGTACCTGCCTGTTTCTGGCCTTGCTGTTGCTGCTGAGCCTTTGCATTGTCCTTCTGTGCCTTCTCAGAAGCCTTCTGCTGGTCTCGTGCACCTTCGGATAGGAGGTGGTGACCCGCGCCCACAGCACCGCCTACACCGTACTGTACTGAGCTAGTGACCATAGCGTCACCGCCCTTTGGAGCAGTTGCGCTTGCGCCAACATGCTGACCAAATGCGCGACCAGCGTTAAAGCTTGACAGGAAGTGTCCTCGACCGCCACCACCACTTCCACCACCGCCGGAAGAGTTTCCACCACCGCCAGCAGCTTGTTGCTTACCAGCTGTAGCTGGAGCTGCACTTCCTCCGCCACCGGCTGCCTGAGCGTCTGCATCAAATGGCTTCTTGCCATGTGCACCTGCTAGCTTAGTCAATTCCTTCAACTGATTAGAATGGTCTGGTGAAGGAACTGTCTGAAGCTGCGTGTGCTGCTGAAGTTCTTGCTGGACGTTCTGTAGCTTCTGCTTGTCAGCAGGTGACATGTTTGGGTCGTTCTGCAAGTGCGAGTTGATAGAGTCGCTAAGCTGCTGAGCCTTGGAGTTGTGGTCGTGGATCTTAGCGTGGTCAATAGGAGTCTGAGGAGGCGGGCTGTGCTGCTGTGCTTGCTGCTTCTGCTGCACCTTAGCCTGCTGAGTCTGTTGCTTCTGTTGATCCTTCTGCTGCTGTTGATCCTGCTTAGCCTGATCCTTTGCAGCGGCTGCATCGACTTCGGCCTGCTGCTTCGATTCCATGTCTTCCCAGGTATCAGTGATACCCATGTCAGAAGCCATCTTGTCGATATCACGCAACTCTTTAGTGTGCTCGGACTGAGGCATGTGCTTAGCTGCTCCGTGGTAAGCAGCGCGTTCATGCATCTTCGTAAGCGAAGCCTTCTCCTCAGGAGAGAGGGTAGGATTATTCACCAAGTGAGATTCGATGCGACGAGCGACACTCTTAGCCTTGTTCTGGTGCGCCTGATGTCGGAGTTTGTCCATGTCCGTCTCAGGCTCCTTGAGAGCAGTCTTCTGTTGTGTCTGAGCATCCTTGTCCTTCTGCTTAGCAGCTTGCTCCTGTGCCTTGGCTTCTTGCTGCGCCTTGGCCTGTGCTTCCTTCTTCTTGGCTGTACGTTCAGCCTTAGCTTCTGCAGCCTTCTGCTTTAGCTCTGCATGCTTTTCCTTGCCTGCACCGACTGAGTGATGGTCGTTGTGTGCCTGTAGGTCTTTACGCGCGTTAGTCAAGGCAGTCTTAGCCTTCTCGTACTCAACACGTTCTTTAGCGCCAGGATCCTCTTCTCCCTCACCGGGAACCTTCTTAGAAGCTGCTTCGTACTTCTTCTTAGCCTTGTCGTGAGCTTCTTGAGCTTCACGAACTGCAAACGTCTTATTGAACTTAGCAGAAGCCTTCTTCTTCTCGAACTCCTCAAGAGCCTTCTCGTGGTCCGAAGGTTCGTCGTCTTCCTCAGGCTGTTCAACCTTAGGTTCTTCAGCCTTTGGCTCTTCCTTTGGCTGCGATTCTTGGAAGTCCTTCTCTGCCTGTTCCGAAGCCTTAGAGTGTACCGAGTCAAACGAGCTGTACTTATTGAGACGTTCAGCCACCTTATCATGATGATCTGCGTCCTCATTCATGCCGTCAGCACGAAGCTTTTCTGCCATTTTACGATGACCTGCCTCGTCTAGACCTTGCTTCTCAGCACGTTCCTTAGCAAGCTTGCTGTGTGTATCTGCAAGCTCGTTTTCACCGAGATCGCGCGCAAGCTTAGACAGCTTGTAGTGGTCTTCTGGCTTGCTGTTCTCATCCGCGCCAGCAGAATCCTT